GGGCTCAGGTTCTGCTGCGCCCAAGGGATGACCTTGGCTTCGTACAGTTCCTTGCCGCCCAGCACGTCGTACATCTCTGCCTGCGTGCGTGCGGTACCCGCCTGCTGACCAGAGATGAAGTTGTCGACCACGGACTTGGGGTAGCCCTTCTCGGCCAGCGCTGCGTAACTCTCGTCACTCAGCTTCCCGTCCTCGGTGATCCCCTTGACGTACTGCGCGCTCTCCTCGGCCGTGACGCCGGGGACAGTGAGGGGAGCCTCAGCGGGTGTCTCCCCTGCTTCACCGCCCGCGACCTCAACCTCACCCTCAGAATCATCGACAGACTCTTGGTCTTCCTTCGGTGCTTCCTTGGCGGGTGGGGTGGAGTTGGTGCCGTGGATGTTGGCGACGTCACGTACGTACTTGTCGGTGAGCACGGCGTCGGGCTTCGTCTCTTCGACAGGAGTCTCGACGACTGGGGTCTCTTCGGCAGGAGTCTCGACGACGGGTTCCGCTGGTGCGGCTTCTGGTTTGGCTTTACTGTTGCGGGCCATTCACGGCTCCTTGTGCTATGGCACCTGCTACGGGTGCGGCTGCTTTCTCTGCGAGTGCGGCGGCTTGTGCCTGTTGTGCTTCCGCTGCCAACTCTTCCTGACTCTTCAGGAGGTTGTCGATGCGGGTGCCATTGGCTGCCATGATGCGCTTGAGTAGTTCGGTTGGGTTGAAGTAACGGACGGCCTCTGGTCCAAGGATCTGCTGAGCAAGCTGCAACGATGACGCGAGCTCCATGAGTTCTTGGTTCCTGCCCATGGCATCCACGCCAGTGACGAGTGTGACCTCGACCTGCTTGGGGAGCTTGAGCATCTGAGGGTCGCCCTGCGACACGCGGTCAAGCAGGAGCTTGGCCATGTGGTACTGGTACTCCTCAGCGAGGACGGTGTACGGACCACCAAGACCGATCTCAAGTTCCTGTGCCAGACGGCGGAACTCTTCGGCGGTCACGCGCTCGGCGTCACGCTGCACTGAGGTGAGCATGAGGAACGCGCGTTCGAGGCGGTTGATGACGTCGGCCAGAACCTGACGCGCGACGTTGAGGTCGTACGCCTTGGCCTCGTGACCGAGCATGGAGATGTCTTCACGGAAGCCGACAACAAACTCACCATCCTCCGCCTGCTCCAGATCCTCTGGACGTAGCGTTGAGTTGGGTGAGACGATGTAGATGATCTTGGCACCCGTGGCTGCTGCCCGGGCGATGGATCGTGACAGGCCCTCAGCGATACGGAGGTCACCGATCAGGTCGTCACAGAACGCGCGACCGTAGTGCTCTCCGTCAATCCGAGTCCAGCGCAAGACCATGAAGTTCTCGACACGGCTCTTGCCGACGATGCCCCTGGTCCCCGGTATCTCGATGCCGTCGGCCTCTTGGTGGTACGACCACGACCCGTCGGGGTTGCGCTTGTACCACGTGTAGACCTCGACCTCTTCCTTGCCCTTGGAGTGATCCTCCATGTCGGGGATCTGGCCAGCCAACTCCAGCCAAGCGTGTGGCATGGACTGACGCGCGGCCATCTCCTTGGTCAGGAACTCGAGTAGCTTGCCGTCGTACTGGCGGTACGCCACGTACTGCGACAGGTTGTAGTGCCGGGTGCCCTTCTCGTCGAACACGAGTGCAGCGTTGCCGCCGACTTCGAGATCGCGGATGGCTTCGTAGGTCTGACCGCGGGGACGCATGGTTGCACTGGCGCGGAGCATGTCCTGCTCCACCTTGCTCAGCGCAAGCTCCAGCTCCGTCGCGAACTCTGGGTTCTGCGCCTTCACCTTCTCCACCTGCTCCCGGCTCTTCTTGTCTGGGGTCAGACGCCAGAAGGGTCGGTTGGGTGGGATGAATGTCAGGAGGAGTTTGCCAGCAAGGTTGTTGACGCCCTGAGCCCCGACCGATTGATGGGGGTCTCGGAAGTCCGAGTCTGGACCGACGCCCTCCTCACGGAAGAGGTAGGGCACGGTGTACTTCGCGTTGTGTCGGGCACGCCGAAGGTACGGCTCACGCAGCACCTCCAGTTTCGCGTACCGATTCTTCGCGGTCGGCCGCTCATCTTGTGGGATCATGTTCACAGCAGATCACCTCCATACGACCCACCACCCATGTAGGGTGTTCTGGTCAGGTCACGTCGGAGCGAGAAGATGCTGTCCTCTTCCTTCCGCTTCCTGTCCTTCCCGATCAGCAGCGGTTTCAGCTGCTCGTTCTCGGTGGGTACGGGAGGCGGGGCCGGAGGAGTTTTCGGTTCAGGGAGACTTGGGCCGCCTATGCACATAGGTGAACTCCTTCTTCATTTCCACGCCGAAGCCGTTGCACAGGTACTCGATGACCTGACGCTGCCCGGCGTTCCGGGCAAGCTGCTCTGCTGTGGCGTGTGGGTTCTGTCGTGCGGGGAATGCCGCGTCCAGCGCCTGTATGAGACGCACGGGGTCGCTGGGAAGCTCTCCGTTTATAAAACCTTCACTCAGGCGGCCTATCGCCTGTGGTCGTGGGTCAGCCATAGCTGCCTCCTATAAGTTGAACTGTGGGACAGGAAGCTCTACTGCGGGGACGCGTGTGATCTCTCGTGCCTTGACGTCGAACTCCCAGACCTCCCGGCCCAGCGTGTTCAGCACACACGTTTCGAGGCGAGCGCCCCGGCTGTTTCGCCAGCCGGGCAGCGCCAGCCCCACCTCAGCCCGAGCAACCCACGCGAGATCCCGGGCGAGGTAGTCCTCCCACGCGTCCCCGATGATGGGGTCGCGCTCATCGAGCTCGCCAGGCGACACGACACGCACGCCGTACCGCCGGGCCACCACGGTGGCTTCACGGAACGCGGGGCGGTTGTAGTCCTCGATGCCCGACATGGGTCCGAGGATGTAGACAAGGCGGCCCTTCATCAGGGCGATAGGTTCAGGATTCAAAGTCAAACTCCGGTTGGTTGGGGTCGCCGGTGTCGAAGTCTGGGAACAGACGCGACGCGACCATCTCAGCGAAGCCCTTGCCCCATCGGGGGCGGTCATCGAGAGACGCGGGCAACGCGCCCACCTCGATCATCATCAGGGTGTGGCGGTACGCGTTCAGGTTCCACACTGCGGCATCGATGTGAGGCTCATCCGTAAGGCCCATCATGGCCTTCTGTACGTGACGCAGCGCAGAGTTGATGTACTGGGACAGGGGCTGCCCCTTCTCCCAGTTCCTGTCGGAATACTTCTCCGCCCCGCGTTGCATGTGCTGAGCATCGAGCACCATGGAGATGGGGCTGAGTAGGTCGAACCGACCCTTGCCCTCTCCGCTGTCTCGTACGCTCCCGGTCTCAAACTCGCGACGCTCGCCGCTGTCCTTCAGCTTCACCAGTGCAGTCCTTTCAAAAATGCGGACAACTTGTCCCGGGCCGCGGCGGCTTCTACTCGCGCGGCTTCAGCTGCTCTATCCAGTTCCCGCACCTTGTCGCGGAGACCCTTCTCCTCGACAGAGTCGTCGATGATCTCCATGTCTGGTGGAGCAGAGCGACCGTACCGCGCATAAGTCACGCTCTCGAAGGTGACGGTACCTCCGGTATTGAAGCGGACCCTCCCACTCGAGCACTCCACGATTCCGACGTGGCGGGGTAGGTCGAAGAATCGGATGAAGTCCAGCCCCGCCTTCTTCGCACTTAGCCCGGTGGCGTGTACCACCACGACCTTCTTCCCCGAACGTGCCGCGCGGTACGCCTCACCGAAGTACGTCAGTTCTCTTTCGCGTTTGGTTCCCATAGTATCGGCTCCTGTTTCTTTGAGTCCCAGTGGTTGTGATCGAGGATCTTGGCGAGACGTGCTTGCACCAGCGCGTCCTCCTCCGTCAGGCCTTTCTTCTCGAACGCCTCGACGATGGCGTCCCATCCCTCAAGCGCGAGCTTCAAGGACTTCTTCAATCCGATGCCGGGGCATCCCTTGTAGTTGTCAGTGGCGTCACCCATCAGGGTCTGACGCAGGTGCCACAAGGCACCGCTGTCTGGGTCGACGGTGAACACGCCCTCGTCAACCTTGTCGCTGTTCAGGTGAGACCCGGGGATCTGGAGCAGGTCCTTGTCAACCGTCACGATGACGGTGTCTTCTCCCCGGGAGTTGAGCTTGGTCTGCAAGATGCCCAGACCATCATCAGCCTCCAACCCCGCCTTGATGCTGTAGGGGTACGCGGCTTGTAGGTACGTCTTCACGTCTGGGAGGAGTGTGGG